TAAAATATTCATTATTTTTTAAATTTATTTTTATTGTTATATCTATTATTTATTTCTTGATTGTGTTTTTGAAATTTTACATTATAATTATTTATTTCATCTAAAATAAACTCGCAAATATCCATTAATTCATAAAAATTCAACTCTTTATTGTCATATTCTGTCTTTTTAATTAATGAATAAGCGTCTTTTCCTAAGACAATTTCAATTAATTTTTTAAAATCAACCATTATATCGTTGATACTTTTGTCTTTTTTTTGTGAATTTTCTGAAAATTCAATAACTCCTTTTTGTAATTCTTCATTAATTACATCAACAAAAAACTTATTTTCTCCAAATTCAATAACTAATCTTCTATCTTTCTTTTGAAATTTTGCCATAATAATACCTCTTTTCTAAAATTTTGATAAATTAAAAAGGTAGCCGTTATGACTACCTTTTAATCTTATTTACTAATCAACTGATACAGTTTTAGGTTCAAAACCTTTAGTGTATTTTATAGCTAACCAATCTTTAGCATCAGTATCTTCTGTTGCTGTTCCTTCTTCAACTGCTCCATTAGCTTTAAAAGTTCCTGAATATTGATAAGCATCTGTTCCATCTCCCTCAGTATCAGCAACTATTGTATATTTTCTTGATAAAGCATAAAATCCAGCTGTTTTCGCAGCTTTAGCAAAGTCAACAACCACTATTTCGCAAGTTGCGTCATTACCGATTTTTTCTTTATCAAAAATTTCTTGAATAGCTTCGTGTACTGGGTTATCTGTGTACTTATCAAAAGCAAATGAAGTTGATGAAGTAATACCAGTTGTATCTGTTCTTGATGAAGTTTCATCAACATAAGTTCTTTCGTATTCTTGTGCCTCTTTTGAAGTTGATAATTCTGTAAAACCTTTCATTCTGTAATATTTTTCATTAACTTTAAAGAATGATACCTTGCCACTTCTTAAAACAAGACCTTTAAATTCTTGTAAATTAGTAATATTTTTATCTGTTGCCATTTCTTACCTCCAAATATTTTAATCTCATTTGTATTTGATATTGGGCTTTGCCCTCATCATTTGCTATTAAATAGCCATTTGTTAAAACTTCCATATCTATTGCGTATCTATTGCCCTCAAGTTTTGGAAGTTTCTTATCTTTTACACTTTTATAAATCCACTCAATCAATCTATCAAAAAAAGCTATATTATCAAGCTGTGTAACATAGCTACTACTCATCAATGTTTTTGTTGCAAAAACAAAAGTATATTGCTTTAATTCATCTCCGTCAACATATTTTTTTAAAAGTGGATTTGTAGGCTCTGAATAAATACCATATTCTATATCATCAAGACCTAAATAATCTAAATTAAGCCTAGCATTAGGACTTAATAAAGGGCATTTATCAAAGTAATCTCTTATACTTTCAATTATAACTTTCATTACTTCCCTTTACCTCCTACAATTTTTGCAACGCCTTGTAAAATCTCATCACGATGATTATTTTTCATTCTATCAAACCACTTACAACCACGTCTTGGTGCGTCTGTAAAGTTAGCTTGCGTATAATACCAACGTCTTGCATAAGGTGTATTTTGTTGTATTTGTCCGTTACCAATCTTTGATTGTGTTGTTGGACTACTTTTTAAAACACCTGTTCTGAAAGGAGTGTACATATCCATTTTACGAATACATTCACTATCTACAAATTTTTGAGCCTTTCCTCCACGTTGTAATTGCCGTCTATTAGCTAAATTATCTTCAATGTTTAACATTCTTAAAAATAACATTATTTAGCTCCAATCCTTAAATGCTTTAAATGTTCACTCCCATAATCAAAAGTATCAGCACTCGTTATAATAAAAACATCATTATATTGCTTTTTTATCTCTTCAAGTGAGTTATACTCTCCTACCACTTTACCTTTTAAAATATAGTCGTTTTTTTCGCATTTAAAACCTTTTAATTCACTAAGAGGAATAAAGACTTTAATATTATCAATATCAGTCAAAGCTCTACCACTCGCCATTATATTCATACCTCTACAATCTTCAAAATGAGCTTTAAAATTATGAGGAACAAAACTGTCCTCTCTACCTTTTCTAACTCTTTTAAAAATCGTAACCTCTGCATTAATAAACATTTTAAATCCCTCTATACATTAAGCTAGTATGGGCAAAAAAAGTTTTTATTATAGATACAATGTATTTATCTTGCGTTTCTATAAATTTTTCTATTTCTGAAAAAGTTGGAATGTAATAAGTTTCTGATTGTTCTCCTATATGTTCAGATTGAATTATTTTACCATTTTCTTCTACTTTAGGACTAATCATATCCATTTTATCTTTAAGTGAAAAAATAAGCGTTTTTAAGCAATTTATAGCTATTTTTTTTAAATCTTCTTTTGAGTAGTCAATTCTATTAAAAGTGTAAAAATCTAATTTTTGTTTTGTCAAAATATAAAGATAATCAAAGGTACTTTCAGTTAAAGCACCTTTGAAATCATCATAATTTAATAACTTTTCCAAGTTATCATCTCCTTTATTATCCTCTTGAGATAATTCTTGCGATTGGAACAGCTTTATCATTGATTGATTCTGTTCCGTCGTTTACTAGCTCCCAGTTAGTTCCTTTTGCTAATTCTTGATTAGTTGGAGAATTACTAACTTGTTCTTTCTTAGTGTATGAAATACCTGCGACAGATATAGCTTTTCTACATCTTGAAATCAAAGTATCTTCGCCACCGTTAGTTTTTGGGTCTCTAAACATTTCAAAAGGAACTTTTGCCCCTACATCTTCAAAACCAATAGCACCCTCTCCTAATACATAAGTTGTATATTGAGTATAGTTGTTAGCACCTTTCTTTTCTTCTGCTGGCATACTATCATCAATAATAACCATTCTACCATTCCAAGTCGCTAAACCTAAATCTCTTTGAATACCGTCTGCGTCAGTATAAGTTAAATATTTAAGTAATTGTAAATTTTCAAGATTAGTAGCAACTTCGCTGTGCATAATAACAAGTGAGAATTTACTCTTGTTATCTCCACAAGCCTTTTGAATAGCTGTATTTAAAGTTGTAGCACCTACTAAAGTCTTTTCATCAGTTGCTTCTGTTACTGTTTTTGAAATATCATAAGTATGTTTTTCAACAAACTCTTTACCTTTCTTTGCTGTATTCATAGAGAAAACACCTTTTAAAATAGCTAACATAATATCTTGGTCGATTGTGTTCCAAAATTCAATTACTTGACTTCTTACATTAGCCATAAAGTCTGTTCCACCTGTTACATCAAAAGAAAAGTCAGCCTCAGTCCAACCTTTCATTCTTCCGTAGGTAAATACACCTTGTTCAAAAGTTTTTGTTCTGTCTGGATTTAAAGTTGTAGCTCCGTCATAGTTTTGAGCCTCTCCACCAATTAAACCAAAGTATGGAATAGTCGCATAAGTTGTACCTGTTTGAGTATTGTTTTTAAATACTTCTTTAAGTCTTGTATCTCCTACAACTGCCTTACTTTCTCTTAACTTGTTTAATCTAACATTTGGCACTGCGTTTATATAAGCACCAAAAGCCTCTGCATTAAATGTTTTTGCGTCAAATTTTGCCATTTTTTAAATCTCCTTTTCTAATTATTTATAGCTTTTCAAAAAATCTTCATAACTCATCTTTGACAAGTCTTGTCCAGCTGGTAAAGTATTAGACCCACCAACAGATGAATCGCCATTATCTTCAATGTTAAATAAATATGCTTCACTTTCTTTTAAAGCATTTATTGCATTTTCTAAATCTGTTGTTAAGTCTTTAGAATTAGTCAAAGTTTCTAAGTCTAATAAAGATTTTGCAGCCTTAATATTTTTTGCATTAGACTTTGTTAAAGCATTTTCTATTGTATGATTAAATTGTAGTTGTTTCATTTCGTTTTGTGATTGAATAACTAAATCATCATACTTTTGCTTGTAGTCTTGTGCGTTCTTTTTGATTGTTTCAATATCTAAATCTTTGTATGAACTTATTTCAGCATTAGCTGTGTTTATTTGTTCAGTTAATGAGTTCTTTTCAGCTTCTAAAACTGATATTTTATTATTTAACTCTCCTATCTCTTTTCCTTTTAACTTAAATACTTCTGCAATCTGTTCTTCCGTTAAGCCTATAGCTTTTAATTCTTCTGTTTTCATTAAAAAACCTCCTATTATTTAGCTTTTTCGGACGTTGCTATGTCCTAATAGTTGATAGTTTCGGTCTATCATTCCAATAAAAAAAGACAGTTTAAAGCCATATCTAGGGCATAAAAAAAGGCACTATGCTATCTACATAATACCTTAATTTATATAAAAGGCGTAACATCTTTTATTCCTTTAGCCAATTTATACATTTTTTTCATAATTGAATTTTCTTCTAAATATTGTAAACCATCTAAAGTAATTTTTATATCATTTAATACCAATACACTATCTCCGTCTTGGTATTTCTTTATTATAACACCTTTAATTAAATTTTTATCTAACAACAATTCTATTATATTATCCCTTTTTTCAATGCTTATATTTAAACTTTGAGGGCTTAATCTATCAATATCACATTTCAAATTATCTAAACTTGATTTTAAAATAGATAATATTTTATATAT